GAGCCTGTACGTACGGCCCGCGATTCCGAGGGTGATCTCAGCACCGAACTCCGTCCACGCGAGAACTAGATGTCCGGTGTCGTGGCCTTCGTGGTACACGAGAGCGTACTTCATGGTCAATCGCTCAGCCATCGTTCACGTCCTTCCTGTCGAAGGTCTCGACGGTGACGGACGCACCGGGATCGATGTGCTTGATGATGTCCGAGATCAGATGCGCCGCAGCCTTGCGGACCTGACCATTCGAGGTCGTGAACCCGTGCTTGTGGACGATCTTGGCGAGCCCGTCCTGTAGGCTCTTCTGCTTGGCGCAGATCGGACACGTATCGTGCGTGATGTCATAGCGCCCGTGTTCCGGGCATTCGTGAGTCAACATGAGTCATTTCCATTCTGTTGGGAGGTCCCAACGATTAGCTGACGACCTTCGTGATCTGTCCATTCTCGACGACGACCTGAGCGTACCAGCGGTGAGGCTGCGGATAGTGCGGACCTTCGCAGCAGTGTTGACCGTCCGACACGTCTGACCCGAACGGACCCGGCTGATGACACGGGACAGGACCTGCGGCGACAGCTTCTTTCAAAGCCTTCTTCGTCTTGAAGTTCTCGTTGGAATACATGATGAGTCAACCTTTCAGAATCGTTGGGAGGTCCCAACGGAGTGTGAGTGTGGAAGGAACGCACGTGCGTACCTCGATTCCACATGTACATTATACAGTATCGTTTTCTTATGTCAAGTCGGCAAAGTTGTTGGGAGGTCCCAACGATCACTCGGCTATCGCGTCACTCGGCTATCGCGTCACTCGGCCACTATCACGGATACTGTCACGGGGTGGCCACGAGAAAGCCCCGGGCCATCCGAAGATGACCCGGGGTCCTCGTGGGGTTCCGATCAGGCCCACGCACCGAGCGCGTTCTCCATGGCCTCTATGGCCTTCGCCTGTCCGTCCGCATCGAGCTTGTTGACCGCCTGCACCCACTGCGCCCGGAGCCGTTCCACGGTCTGGTCCGGAGTCTCCTTCGCGGGGGCCTTGGCTTCCTCGGCCCGCTCCGGGGCGCTGGCCGTCGCCTTGCCCGCTCCCGGGCGCGCCTTGCGGGTCTGCTTCTTCGCGGGGTTGGCCAGGTTCGCGGCCCGGGTCTCGGACTTCTCGCCGTTCGCCATGAGATCCGCGAACTTCCGGAGCACAGAGTCGAACTCGAGGAGTCGCCGCCCGCTTAGATCCTTCGGGAACTCGAATCCTCTGCACGCCGCCTTCGCGGCGCAGGTCTTGGTCATCCGCCGGAACTTGCCCGCATCCGCCCGGATGATACAGAGCCCGAACCGCGCCCATTCGTGGAGCACGTACCGGGATGTCCCGATACGCTTCTCGATCCGGGCGAAGGACTCGCCGTGGCCGCTTAGATAACAATGCTCCGCGAGCGCCACGGCTGCCTTGCCGATCCACTCCTCACCCTTGCGAATCTTCTTGATGATCTCGGTCTCGGCGGAAGAGATCTCGGCATTAGTCATGCTGGCGGTCTTGGTCTTGGTCGTCATGAGTCTGGTTCCATTCTGTTGGGAGATCCCAACGTTGAAGTATGAGCCGGATCGAACGTTGATCCGATGCACCTAAGTTACAGCTTCTATCGGCAATTTCAACCCCTATCATGATGAAATATCGAAAAAACAGAATTTCGTTCCTGCTGCATTTGCTGGCGGAATCAATGGGACGGGTCGATAGATCTCCGGACGGCTCAGGCGGGCGCTCCGGGCGTCTCATGGGATCGGCGGCTAGTTGAGACCGTTTCTCAATTAAACACCCACACAGAGAGACGCGGGCCAATTGAGAATCAGTCGCATCGGTGGGCGGTCGTTGGGAGATCCCAACGCTAGACACGGGATCCAGCCGGGACCGAGTCGCCGCAGGGGCTTAGGTCAGCTAGCGGCCTAGTTGAGAATCAGTCGCAACTAGGGGCCCCCCGGGGGCGTCGCGCTGCGCCGCGTCCGTTTTATAGGGTTTCAGATTTTTGCTTCTAAAAATCCGGGGCTGCTCTTAGAACAGCAGTCAGTCATGGAGCACGACTCAGGGTCCGTCTTCAACGGAACGACACACTTCACGACCCCCATAGGAATCGCATTGACGCTCCCGACAGTCTCACCGTCCTCACATGCGGTCGAAATGACTGTGACGTAGTCCTTAGTCTTCTCAAGGAGGTAGCCAACAGTCTCCATGGACACTGGCCGCATCTCCTTGGCCTCCTTCACGGATATCCAAGGATCATCGCAGCTATGGATGTCAGTCCAAGCGACTTTGACGAGATCCATTATCGGCCACCACGCTTATTCACAGCATCCTCAACCATCTGATCGCGGATCCCAAGATTGATAGCGAGCTGACTACGGCCCATTCCTGCGGATCCACCAGTCCGTGCTCTTCCTCGGTTTCGCTTTTGCTTGTAGCGAGTGGTTTTGGTCGCATCTACGTACACACGCTCAGGCTTTCTTCCTCCCCTAGGAACCGCGATACGAATCAAGTTTTTTACTGCTCGGCCTGTACTTTGGGGCATCTTGGATCACCTCTTGTCTGCTCTGTTAGCCCTACGGCTTCTGATGGTCAAATTGGATAAACGATTGTCTCTCGGGTTCCCGTTCTTGTGATGAACGTCCTTACCAGCGATCTTGCTGGCTCCGTATTTCTTCTTAGCAGCTCTGCGAGCCTTGTTGCGACTAGATCTGTCAGCGATAGTCTTGGAGCCGTACTGCTCGTACTCTCTCCTGTAGTCTCTAGCTGCCATAGGAACCTCTGTTTTTCTGTGTTTAGTATCTACGTAAAACGTTACTCTAAGAGTACTTATACTTCACCTAGATCCTGTCAGATTCTAGAGGCCCCCCTACCCCCCACGAAGGAGATAGGGAGACAGCCAGACTAGGTCTTCACCTGAGTCCTGACGAGTTCTGTCGGCCCCAGCCACGTTTCCGTAACCATATAGTCATCCAATTCAGAACCAACTGGGGGCACTGGGTTTACGACCTAGGGCTCCATCTACGAATCTGTCAAGCTCTCTGCGTAGCTGATCGTCAGCTCTCGTCTTCATTGCTCTGTCCGCATCCTGAGCCATCTGCTCTGTCCAGTAGTTGACAGCGATCGCGAGAACATCCAGCCTGTCGTCGTGAGCTAGAGCCCTCCTCTGTCTCGTCACCCTGCTCATCTGGTACATCAACTGGTATCTCAGCGCCTTCTCTGGGGGCAAGTGCCTCGTGCTGTCGTAGTCCTTTTCAATGACCTTGCGATCAATCACGAGTCTGTGGCTGTTCATGACGGGTTCCAGCGTGTCGCAGATCCTTCGTTCCTTGGACGTGCTGTGGCGGACTTCCTCAACGACGCAACGATGGATCCTGCCTAGAACCGGCTTCAGGAGCTGGGTGAACATGCCGTCACCAAAGTTGGACTCCACGACGATCTTGTTGACCTCCTGCTCCTTCGCGATCATCGCCAGCCTCTTCAGCGTGTCCTCGCTGTACCCTCCCGGCAGCCCTCCGCCATCCGTGATGAACAGGAAGCCATTCAGCATCTTGCAGACGCAGTATGCGGTCTCGTCAGCACCACGGCCTGAGGGGTCGATAGCGAGCACGGATCCTGTGTAGTCAGCCCATTTGCCCTCAGCTATCGTGAGAGGCCCGTAGAAGCGATCTCCGGGCAATCCTACGTTCGGCAGGTCCTGAACCATATTTTCTGCTGAAGCCGCCCAGACGGGCTTCTCCGGCCCCTGACGGGGATTCAGGGACATCACGAGAAGATCGCTCAGTTTGAGCGGATATCTGTCCGTATCGCTGAGGCTCGGATCCAGCATGAACTGGAGGGCGAACCCCGTGCGGCCATAGGACGCCTCCCGCTCCATCAGGTCCTCAGCGTCGAATCTCTTCGGATCCGTGGGCTGCCCCACGACTTCCTCGTCATCCACGTTTGAGATCACGGGGGCGAGCGTGTCAGCGTACCGCTTCCTCTGGCTCGTGTTCGGATACCGAGCAGGCCAGACGAGCGTCTGGAAGCCTCTCTCTGGCAGTATCGAGTAGATGCTGGATTCCGTCTGAGGAGTCCCCAAGAACAGGATCTCTCCCCCCGGCTTCAGGACAGCTCT